CACGGAGAGAGAGCCTATAGTGAAAAACACTAATAAACATGCCGTTGGATACTTTCAGGCATCCTCGCTTTGCTGTTGATGTTATCGCATGCAAAGACTAACGAGGGCTTACCGGATGCCAACAAGCATCACTTAAAGCCCACACTCCGCGCGCAGGGTTTTCTCTTACGATCTGTTTTCCTTCAGGGCAAAGTAAAGTTTCTCTTAACGAACACCGCTACGCCTTCAGTGGCTTTTATACTGGAAATGATGCAAAGCTGCACTACCATTATGCTCCAGATGGCTAAAGAACTCGCGTGTTACACAACACGCGAGAGAACTGCTGTCTTTACCGGCGCCAAGAATCGGGGCTCAGTTGCAGGCATGGTTTTCACCACCACTGCTCGTACTGGCTCCACAAACTGGCGCTCTAGGAAATCCTCTTTCCTAAAAGTATCGACAAAAACGGGGCTATCAACATCAACCCCCAGTTTCTTTTCCTCTTTTCTTTCAGCGGAGACGAGCGACAGCCCGGGTGCAAGCAAAGCAAGCTTCGCCATTACCAGAGACATCACACGCTCCGACTCCTCTTTCTCCTTGCGCTCACGACGCAACAACTTGCGCAACTGACCAGTCGCCTCAGGGGGCAACGCAATCACTCGCATCTCAGAGGTGCTGATTCCAGTTGAAACTGTGGACGAACCACCAGCCCCAAGAGTCCATGAACCCGGCGAGAAAAAATCAAGACCAGGATCCTCAACATCAATGATTGCAAAGGAGGCAGGCCCTGACATAGCAGCCGCACTCGTTGCATTTTCAAAGTTGGCATGAGTCTCAAGAACTGAACCCTGCGCACCAGTAACGGCAGCGTGGGTCCAACCAGCCCAACCAGAAGCAGTCGTGCCAAAATCAGCAGCATGAGCGACGGTTGTGTTCATGAGGATGCAAAAGTAAACCCCGGACTCAGGGAAACCCCACCACTCATTGTTACCATCAAACTGCACTGTGTTTTTGATCCCAAACTCAAAAGCGTTGCGCGCGAACCATTTCGTTGTTGCTTGAAAACCAACGGCCAAAGGAATGCCACCAGTTGTAGAAAATGTGGTTGTCGCCTCCGCGCCAGGATTGGCATAAGCGGTTGGCGAAACAGTGCCAGTCTGGTACGAACTGTACCCGCCAGCAATGTCGGCTGCATCAGCAGCAACTTCAACGGCAATTTCATACTCAACAAACAATGAGCCAATTTCATATTCCGCTGTAGGCAGAAACGAGTTGGCACCCATAATGTTGTGCACATCCTGCACAAAAATGGCAAACTGCCCAAAAGTATTCTCAACGGCAGTGGCTTTATTCTGGGGGTCGACTAAAAGCCAACCACCCTGAAGGCCAAGCGCGAGGTCTGTCCTCAAGCGCTCCCCGTCGGATTGCCCAAGTGCTTTTGGCACCTGAGCCATCGGGACAATCTGCACAGAACTGTGCGAATCATAGTTTGAAAGAGTGCCAGCCGTAGGCGCAGCAAATTGCGTCGGAAGGGCCTCATTCGGATCAGGTTCTTGCACAAAGAGCATGGACCCAGCATTGCTGCCGGAAGGAATTCCAGACTCAAAGCAAAACTTCATTTTTTGGATCCTGAATTTTTGAAAGAGACCAACAAGACGCGCAAGGCGCGCATTTGGGATCAATTGGGTCGGCCTGATCGGCGCGGACCACAAAAGTGTACCAGCGATATCCTTGCCAGTTGTAGAGCTCGACGCTGCACCACTGAGCAAAATTTTCGTGACAAGGTCGCGGCCCCGAAAGACTGCATGATCCATCCCAAAACGGTTGGCTTGTAAGAAAGCTTTCCTCTTCATCATCTTGCCCACACGCAATGGTGCAGCAGAAGCAACCGAAGCCACAACCGCAGCGCGACGCGCCGCTCTGTTGACTTTGGCCACCTTTTTTGCAAGTTCTTTCTTGAGCTCGACGCGAATTGCCGTCGTGCCCTTGATCTGTTTCTTCGGCATGCCGTAGGTTTGTCTGTCGCTTTTGTTCCAGCGTTCTTTGGATTGCTCCGATAAAAAAGGCCAGGCAATAGTTTTTGCAACAGCACCGTGTACTTGAGCGACTCCTTGCTTCGTGGCGTTCCACGCAGCGACAACAGGTTTCTCAAGAACCCTCTTCGCCACACGAGATGGCAAAAAATGAACAAGAGAATCCGTTTTGGATTCACAAACGAGCGCGGTCCCCGGAACCACGGGGAAACCAGACTGGATGAACCAAATGAATAGGAGAATCCACACTAGAGCAGTCACTAAATTAATAGAACCGCGCATCGGCGGGTCACCAGGACACTGGTACTTCAGCCCATAAAGCTTGCGAAGTGAGGAAAGTTCAGGTTGAACACACAAGGCATGCCTTTCATTAGAGTTGAGAGAGGGCAAAATTTCAGGACCCTCATACCCGCGAATAAAATTCTGCAGGCACTGCTGCGACCTATAAAGGCGCGGCTCAACAACCCGAATTACTTCCGACATAGACAAAAATTTCTCATTGTCGAAGGCATACTCAGCCATCAAAGAAAGCAACTGCAAACCAAAAAATTGGTGGTTTGCTTGTTCTTTCCAGGACATTGCAAACATATGTTTTTGCCAGTTAACGGGAACAGGGACAATACAGCCATCGATCTTTTCAAATCGGTGGGAGCAAAACTCCATCCCCAATAACGGACCAACATGCATGTGCTTAACTTTGAAGCCAAGTGAGGTCAACCAAGAGGTATAAGCAGTTTCATCAACGCCGTGCATTCTCTCAAGTGTGTCATCACCCATCGCAACAAGCTTGTGTCGGAGTTCCGAAAAACTCTTGCCAAATGCAAAGCAAAAAGCAATTTTCAACAACACTTGCATGCGCGAATTTCCTGAAATGGTAATCAACCCACCAGAACGCACAATTCCGGCAATTTCTTGCCTGCACATAGTGCCATCACTAAAGACGACATCAGAGATCATGAGGGTTCGATAACACTCATTAAATCCATCCTTAAAATGTGCCTGCTCCGGATTGAGACAGAGACGCCAACGCGAGTCACGCTCCCACTCCTGCAACCAAGCAGGTGTGGAGATGTCCCACGAAGACTTATCTGCCTCCGCATTTCTGTCACTGCCATCATCGAGATCACGGAAAAGCTCAGCGGTCTTGCCGTAGACTGAGGCGTACCCGGTTTTCGTCGGAATACGACGCCAACAGCTAATTTCAGCGGCCACTGAGGCTCCAAGGAAAAATCTATGCACCATCTGGTACTCGATTGGAAGGGCCCAAATCAGTCGATACAAGCCAGCACGAAGCTTAGCATGTTTGTGAGGTTCCCCCTTGATAAACAAGCGGACGACTGGATTGGGCAAATCCTGTTTCTCTTTGATGAGCTGCATCAACCTGGCAAATTTGTCAAGAACAACTCCAGTCAAATGAGGCTTGCTCATGACCGCAGCATTATCTGACACACCTTGCCAAACCAGAGGGAAACCCGGGCTTGCCTTTTTGTTAAGTTCGAATAAAATTTCACGTCCACATTCACGAAGCTCACGCTCTGTGACAGGAAAAGGCCGTGCGAACCAACAGGCTGGTCGATACAACTTTTCAGCTTCATCTAACACCCTCTCACGCAACTCAGAAGGTTCCTTACTGCGATTGAAGGTGTTGGGGATTTGTTGGTAGAAGCTGATTTTTTCCGCCACCGAATCCCGCGGTGGCTCTCCGTGAGTCACTAAAGACTCACGGAGCCACTCAGGCTTTGCGCCGGGCTGCTCAACCCAAGGCCGAGGCCTAGAGTGGAGGGGCTTAGCGCATTGCCCGAGGGAACGGAAAGGACCGGTGAGGTTGCCTCTTCTGAAAGATAAACAAGCTTTAAAAGCGAGTCCGGCATCCTCGGGTCCCATTTGAGATGGACATGTTCTTTGCCTTTTTGCGGGACCCCAATCATCCGAAATTTGCACCCCGGATTTTTGAAGTCTTCTTTCCAAGTCTGAATCGGAGGAAAAACTTGCTCGACCTCTGTCGCTTTGATCACCATCGTTTTCACGAGGTTCCACCTTAACTTCGGCTGAGAACTGCCGCTGGAAGCGCTCCGCTTCCCTTCGACAGCCTTTTTCGAATTCCTCTTCTTCTTCCCTTTCTCTTGAACTTTTGTCCATTCGCTGTCCGGCGCCTCCTTCACCTCCTTGGATTGCTCCTTGGGGGCAACTGGTGGCACCAGTTCCTTGAGATTGCTCAGGCGCTTCAGCTCGGCTTCCATGGTGGCGCGCAATTGCTTGCACTCCTCCTCGTACATTGCCTTGAATTTCTTCGTAACTTGCTGAAGTTCCTTTTGAAGTCTCTGTTCTGCTTGCTGGGCCGCTTGACGCTCTTGCTTTTGTTTCTCCACAATCTCTTTTTGAACTCGGTCCATTTCGAGACGGGTAGCCAAGACCTCCTTGAGCTCTTCCGCATGCCTGCGTTTGAGCTCTTCCAAAGCCTCTTGAGCCTTCTTGCGCTCCTGCAAAATCTCCTCCGCTTCCTTCTTCACATTCGGGGCCATAAGAGGCTCTTCCTTGGTACAAATACCAGAAAAGTCCGAACGCGACAATTGCAGGGCTGAAGCAAACCGATGCGACACCGCCATCCCAAGGGATGAGGTGTTGCCACTCGTCTGCGAACCAGAAGCCACTTGCAAGGACGGCGTAAGAGACTGTAACAGAACAGATGGTCCACTTGTAATCGGTGAGGGACCACTCACCGGCGCACGAAAATCCTTAGGCGCTTCCGCCACATTTTCGCGCGCTTTCGATCGCGGATCACTATCAAAAATACAGGGCACACGTCCCTTTGAATCCTTCCACTTTTGAAACAATCGCCTCAAATACCCAGGTTTAGCGCCTCGCAGCGCCAAAACATTAACTGGGCAATGACATTTATGATCCTCCTCAGAAGAGCCGCAGAAGCAGCGATAAGGACCTTTCGGTCCCTCACGCGACCCCACAACAGTGACTGCCATGCCAACGCCAGCTTTCGCCTGCGCCCGCATCCAGTCATCATACTCTCCTTCAGAGAGCTGCTGAACGTCATCTGGTTCCCACTCATCATTCTCAACTTCATTGCCGACATCAGCAAGGCGCTCAAGCGCTTCGCCGTCATCAATCATTTGTTTGACATCATTGCGTTCCATGTTCATCACACCGGCCGCAAGACAACCCCGAAAAGTTGCCCACTCGTCATCATAGAGATAGATGTTGTGGCCACCAGCTGAAACGAT